AGTTGTTACTATTTTCTAATCTTATTCTACGACTATCTATCAAAATCACCATAGGTAAGTTCGTAATATGTGTCGTTTTCTACAGGAATGTCTAAATTTTTAACCTCAACTGCAAAAGTATTCATAAACTCGGTAAGAATATAAGGGTTCATTCTTCTTTCTAAATTCACTAAAGCTTGTATTTGATTAGGATGACCACAGTATTCTTTCACAGCAGTTAAAAGAATATTAGGTAAAGAGGCTACATTAGTATCTATCTCTGATAAAAACAAATTAGTTTCCTCTTGTCTTCTATGTAATAAATGACCTAATGCTTTATGACTGGCATCAAATATCCAACGATTCATCTCATCTACAGCTGCATGATATTTAGAAGCATCTATGTAATCAATCACACTGCTATATAGGAAAGCTTCCCAGCCTATCGAGTGTATGAAGGAGATCAACGCCTCTCGCATTGAGCTATCTATATCTAGATGTAACTTATCTAATTCAGCGTCAATAACGTATATTTCGTTATTTAAAAAATCTAATGCTTTCTGTTTTGTTACACAGTGTCCTGCTTTAACAGGAGAACCGTCAGGATAAAATTGACTTCCATAACCAAAAGTGTAAGGATGTCCTCCAGTAACTGGGTCCGCAGTCGCTTTTTCTTTATAGCCTTCGTACTTACAAATAATATTAATAGCCTTGGAAAAACCGTGCATAATAGTAATCACTTCCTACTATTAATCATACACAATTTTATTTACCATTTCACCTTATGAGACCAATATCTAGCTGAGAATATACTAGGTTTTGAATCTTGTGCATTATGTCTGGCGTAGTAAGACTTTTTACGAGCTTTTTCCTTTGCTGTTTTAGGGTTTTTACCAGCTCCTTTTACACCTTGTTGACCAAATCTAATTATCTTTTCTTTACCATCTTTACATGCTTTTACTACGTGTGATTTAGTAGGATGACTAGGAGTCTTCTTTGCTTTATTGCAGGCTAATTTATCTTTAGCTATCTTTGCTACACTTGCTGCTTTTTTACGTTTATCCGACATGTGTAAAATTAAAAGAAACTACCGAAACCCTTTGTATACTCACTTAGTAATTCTTGTCCTGATTTGGTTTTCTTGTACCCTTTAAACACACTGTAATCGTCATCATCGTCATCAGAACTAAAGATTCTAAATGAATCAGCTACACTTTTACCACTATCATCAGAATCTGACTGCATAGTGCCCCCGTAGGGATCTGTGTCTCCACCAGTTAAACTACCAAGTCCGGCAAAAGCCGCAAAAGGATCTGTGTTGAAATCTGACCCAAACCCTTCTAATGTTATTATCCCATCCTTAGATCCAGCCTGTGATAATAGAGATTGCTGTGAAGGATCTAAATCAGGAAAGACATTTTCGTAGAAGTCATCTTCAGTTCCTTCATAACCAGCATCTTGGAATATCTTATATAGCTGAGTATCTCCTTTTAATCTATCTGCCGGTTTATAATCTTCGTCTCTATCAATATATTCGACCCCTAATAAATATTGATCAGGATCTTTTCTTCTTTCATTTAAAAATTTTATCTGTGCTCTTATCTCTGCAGCTGATCCTGTTCTCAAAGTACTGGTTATGAACTCTTTCAGTTCATCCACACTTCCCTTAAATTCCTCCATACCTAGTTCTTTTAAAGCGGCATCCCAAGATTCAGGATTATCAGGATCTAACCCTTCCAGCATGTCATCAGCAAACTCTTCTGGTTTAATAAAATTACCAAAAATTGTTGCAGTGTTTTCAACTTCCTTTTCTAAAGCAGGTAATATATTGTCATACAGATAACCTTTTACTTTATCGTAATTAATAATATCTTCTGCTCCGTCAAAGTTAAATTCCTTAAGCTTACCTTTTACTTGATAATGTAAACGAGCAAACTGATCCTTGTTGTTTATATCTAGTCCATACCTGTATGCCTGAGCTCCCCAGGTAGTGTCATACCCTAATCCTTCTATCTTTGAATCAGAATTCTTTTTAGCTTTTTCCCAGTCGGAGGAAACGGTATTTCGTTGTGTTATATACCTTTCATTATCTTTAACAGACTCTGCTGCTTCACCTCCTATTGTTTGCTTAGTAGGATCAAAGTAATAGTTGGAATTAAAACCTTTGCCTTTCCCAGCTGCCTCAGCATCTGCCCTTAATTTATCTAAGAAAGTATCCGCTTCCAAATTACCTACATCCTTTAAAGCACTAAGTAAATCCTGTGTTTGAAAGGGGTTTTTCTCTTCTTGTCTGACATCTAAATACTCTACGAATTCATTCATGGAACGTGATTCATCAAATCTAGGTTGTAGATAATCTTTTATATAGGATTCCGCAAAATCTTTTTGTATTTGTATATTATCTTCTGCTTCCTCTATAGAAAAACCTAAATCAAGCTCTTGTTGATATTTTTCTTTAATGCTGTCATCAAACCATTTTTGCCAGTTGTATACAACCTCATTCCTGACACCTGTAAGCCCTTTGAACTGATCCTCTAAGCTTTCTGCATCAAAGCCTGAAGAGCCGCCTGCAAAGGGCAGGTAACCTCCTATTCCAGTGTCATTTAACAAAGAGTCTGTTAAAGTCTTATTAATATCAAATATTTCACTGAACGTACCAAAACCTTGGAGCATTTCCAATTCTTGTTCTTTTACTTTGGCTTTCTTTAATTCCTCTATTGAATCTTTAAGAATATTTTGATTCAGAGCTGCAAATCTTTTCGTATCAACAAGTCCTTGTTCACCTATCGTGGTGGTAATAGCGTCTTCTAAATCAGTTATCCCTACGTCTGAACCGGTCTCTAAACCAGCATTAAAACTAATGCTCTTGTCTTCAGGTCTATCCGAAAGACGAAAAAGAGCTGCAAACTCATCTGCTTTATTTACATCTAAGAAGTACTCTTTACCAAGCTCAATGAAGTGATTACTTTCTCCTTTTTCACTCGCTTCCTTAGCTTCTTCCCAAAGGGCAGAAATCTCTGGTACATTTAAAAATCTTTGAGTTTGGTCATCACTAATACCTAATTGTTTATCTCTTATAAAAGCTAATTCCTTATCTGTTTGAGCGTCCCATCCTCCTTCAGCAAATTCTGGAGTCTTTTCTTCATAATTTATAACTGCAGATAGCTCGTGAGCTTTGTTTGCTCTGTTCCCTGCTGCTTTACCTTGATTAGTGTAATGCCAATAATAATAATTTTCCTTTCCATACCTTTCCGTTACATCTATGTCATCATTTTTTTCATACTCTTTATATTTATCCCTAACATTTTTATAAGTACTTCCATAATATTTAGGGTCAAAGTCACCATACTGAGGCTTAGCTCCTAATTTAGAATCCCATGTCTGTAATTTTTTATCCCTGTAAAAGGTTTTAAATTCGCTTTCTAGAATACCTTTTACTTCATCGTCTGCATCTAAGTCTCTTATTAAATCTCTGTTGATAACATATTCTCCTGTTTTAGTCTTTTTAGCTGTTTTTACTGTCTCTACATAAGCTTTATTTCTTTTTTGGTTCTTTGCATTTAAAGCTTTGTTAGCAGCATTCAACTTAGTATTATCGTCATTTAATTTTTTATTCTTTTTTATCCTGTCCTTATCAACTACGGTTCTCTCTCTGTTCTCACATATTGTATTACCCCAATAATTCTTCCAGCAATGCTTATACGTTTCTTGCTTAGTTACTTTCGCTGGGTCGGTTTCAAAGTTAGTTTTATGATCAGTTTTATAATTAGTTTTCTCTTTACCAATCTTAAAAATATCTGGATGGTCAGGATCGTAAGAAATACCGGGAGTATTTTTCGTCCATATCTGGTTTAGAATTCCCTTTTCTGCAAGTTGATTTTGATAGTAGAGAGATTTATTACCTATTCCCATTAACTTTTTTCTGTTCTTTTATTATTTTCTCATGCCTCATCAACGTAAGGAGTGTACTTTAGGGTCACGTTAGTTCCTTCTAATGATTTCATCCAAGAATCTGAAAAGGTGTGCTCCAATCCTTGCTTAACCTCAATCATCTTTTCATATCCCTGTGTTAGTAAAGCCACTACTTCATTTATTTGATTAAATTGATCCCGAAAAACATGAGCATATATTCTGTCTGTGCACGTTAACTCACATAGTTTGTTAGCTTGTTCCCATGCCTCCCATGCCATGGTAGCTATAGGTTGCAAGGTCTTTATATGCTTTTGATAGAAAGGATTACTGGGTATAACTGAAAATAAAAGCCTAATTACATCTAGTAATTCTTCTCTAGTAGGAGGATAATCTTGATCATATAAGTTATCAAATATACGAATACAATAGCCTTGTTGAGTTAGATAATCAAAAGCATCTTTATTATCTCCGGCGGCAGTCACAGCTGCCATTAACTTAGGAGCAACGTCTGTTTCCCATTCTGAAAATCTCATGCACTGATAGAGTCTCTATACCGATTATATGTAGATATGCAAATTACGTCAGATAAATCCTGTCCTACCCATTCCAGTAACTTAATTAGTTTTAAAGAATCAAAAAAAGTCTGTTGTTTATACCATTCCTCCATGTTTTGACTTCCTTTATCTGCGTTACAGCTTCTACAAGCCGGTACTAAATTATTTCTATTATTTGATCCAGAACGAAATCTTGGGACTATATGATCTAGGGATGTTGCCATTTCCCCACAATAGCCACACTTGTGGTGCCAAGCTTCGTAGATTGATTGTCGATATCGTTTTTTTGCTAGTCGTGGAGAGAGTTCTAAGAGCAGGGTTAAGGGTTCCTGTTCGTCTCTAAACATACTAATTATCGTCGTTATCTTAGTTTAAAACGACCTACACTGAAGTTAATAATTAAGAAAACCTT